GAAAGTGTACTATCAGAAAGTTTCATAACCACGGGTCGTAATTTCATCGTTTGTGTTCCCACTGAAGTAGTATAACAGTAAGGTGTAATGTAATGCTTTTAGTATATCACGTTTTGCCTGACCTTTCTTATCATATCTGCTCAAATACTTGATTGCATTAGAACGACAGAAAGATTCCGCATCGCCAACGGATTCGATAAGATCAAGTGTCTGGACGTTGTTGTGTTCGGAAGTATAGTGTCCACCATACGTAGTGGAGATATAATCCTGAAGATCTTTGATACCTTTATCTTCTTCATATTTACGTATTTGTTTTTTGTTAATAGATGGTTCTTTTACTCCAGGAATACTACCTAAAGTAGGGTAACAATCATCCTTCAATTTAACTGGATAGACAGAATCCTGCTTTGGTACGTCATATTCCTCTTTTGGTAAGATCTTAGTACGCTTGGTTGGATCCTTTTCTCCAAAAGGACGTTGGTAAACCGTCTTCCCACCATCGGGAGATTCATAGATGAATTTTTCCGCCCTCTCTTTATCTTTATGATCAGTAAAAGGATTCTCTGCATTGGGATCATTACGAGTGTAATCATACCAATAATCAGAATGTCCTATATCATCTAAATTAACATCACTCATGCTAACCCCCTTAATGGGATATGTTTTATCCATATCCCCGTAAAGTTCCTCATAAGCTAACCACCATGCCATAATTTAATCTCCTAAAATTATATCAAACTTAATCTTCTTCGTCAACTGGAAGATTAAAATCAGCATCTACCTTATCATAAAGTTCGAGGAATGCTTGCTTAGTCTCATCATCAAAACGATTCACACATACTCGAATTGCTTTTGCTTTATCATTAAAGATAGAGTAAGCACGAAGAATGTGAACCAAACGACGAGTACTGATGATTTCCTCAATTCCTCCATCATAAAAGGTCTTACGAATAATGTCACCCCAATCAACCAATCTCTTACAGAAATCAGTATCAGTCACACCAAGAGTAGAAGCAACTCTTCCTAGAATCTTATTCTCAACAGAAGGTGCTGGATAATCCTGCTCAAAGGTTACTGGGAATCTTTCGAGGAAGGCTTCATTAAGCACGTTAGTTCCAATAAATCGTCCGTCGTCTGAACCCTTACCTTTAGTATTTGCGGTGGCAACGACGTTGAATCCTGGTGTTGGGTTGATATACTTTCCGATCTTTTTAAGGAAAACTCCTTTACCTTCAAGGATGGATTGGAGGCAGAGGATTTTGTTACTGGCAAGGTCGATTTCGTCAAGGAGCAAGACAGCTCCTCGCTGGAGAGCTTCAATAACTGGACCGTTGTGCCAGACTG